AAAATATTAAGTTAATAGACAATAGTATAACACGATTGTTATAAAATGTCAAGTTTCTTCCGAAGTATATCACGGAATTTCGTCTTATCCACCTCCAAGAATGGAGAATACTTTTGCACTTTTTTGAGATAATCGGGCCAGATTATTTTTTCTGAAATCCTTTTATTCCATTTCGGCACAAAATTAACAACATCATTAAGTATGATAAAAGTCTCAATCATAATATATTTAGCAATACCCATTTTCAGTAAAATGGGATGCTGGCCATTTTCAACTTTAAACAAATCATCAAAATGATGTTCATTCAAAAGTTTATCAATATCATTATTGAACATATATGACAAACTTTGAATTCTTTTTCGCCAATCTTTATATAAAAGTTCGGCCTGTTCTGTTAATGCATCTTCAATGTAGAAAGTTTCACTATCTACAAAATTTGCCACAAAAAACTTTGTGATTTCATCATCACTATAATTTCTTGCCAATTTATTGAAAAAATATTGATCTTTTCTTTTTGAAAATGTTACTTTGGAAGTACGAGTTCTTCCTGAATATTTGAAATAATCGTATGTAGGATACTGAAAATGTTTTTTAATTGCGACATATTCTTTGTAACATTCGTAAGGTTCCACTTTGATCATAGTCCAGGTATGCGAGTTGGTTTAGGAAAAAAATGCAATTCTTCGGCTTCTTCTCTTACTTTTTGCTTTAAAGCACCTTGAACAAGTTTACCAATCGTTTCTAATTCTATATTATTTTGTTCACAATAATATTGAATAGCATCCATATAGGTCATATTTTTTGACCTTCTTATATGCTCAATTGTTATTATGAAATCTTGAGGTGATAGTATTTTAAGCATTTAATTTTTTGATTATATTATCGATTGAATGTTTGACCATATCTGGCGTAATACTTTTTGTGCATATAAAATCGTTATTGTCAGGACACCAATCCCATTTACCAGGATCAAATTTATGTCTATTATAACAACTATTACATACATCGTTATTGTGTACTCGTTCACACTCAATATCAAATTCGGAATAGGGCTCGCTAAATCCTGAAATCAATACAACAGGTTTTTCTAATGCCCAAGCAAGCCAAGACAGTCCAGATCCAAGACCCATAAAAAATTCGCATCCGTTTATAGTTGCTATTGTCTGATCTAATGTTCTTTCGTGTCTATTAATTACACCTTCAGGAGCAGAATTCATAAAATTACCTGCTCCAAACATTTGATGTTTATCAACGCATACGACATCATAATTTTTTTCTTTAAGATATTTAATTATTTCATCCCACCCTCCTTCATAGTTCCAGTATTTTGCTTGTGCCGTAGATTGCATTCCTATGCACACATATGGATTTTGTAAATCTGCTTCTAATTCATTAACCATTATTTTAGCACGTTCTTCCTTATAGTCAAGTCCTAGAATTGAAGAACTTACTTTTTGTAACGGGATCTTTTTCGTGTCCTCAGGACATTTGCTCATGTCATCTGTAAGCCAACCAATCCAATATTTGTATGTAAATTTACCACTATTCAAGAATGTATTGTGTTCATCAATAAATTCTATATTAGGATACTTGTCTCTAAACAGATGATTAAAAAACGTGAAACAATAAACCTTGCACTTGTGTTTTTGCTGAAATTGATTTACTGAACCAACCCATGCTAAATTATCCCCCAAAGCACCAGAATCAAAATAAATATAAACAGATTCATTATTCAAATTCATCTTGTGATCTTTAACAATTGGTCCATCCTTTTCTTTAACTATAATGTGCCATTGCATGAAATATTGAATATTTGATCCACACCAATTATTATTTCCTATCACATTTGAATATACTGTACCACCATTTTCTAAATTTTTAAATGTGACATCATATTGTTTTTCAGTATTGCCCAGTATTTCTACAATTGGGTTTGGATCAAATTTAATATTGATTTGATTTTGTTCAACGATTGATTCCTTTTTCTGAAAGTCAGTATTGTTATAAGCAAATATCAATCGATCTTTCATCGATCTTGGTTTGCTCGATTTCAAATCTCTTGCCTCGTAATAATATTTTTCAAGTGGTTTAAATATATTAACCCAATCTCTTTCTACTGCAAATGCTCTTGCTTTCTTAGAATAGTCATCATAGTCGTTAATGATATTTCTTATACCCTCGACAATTGTATCAACTTCTCTTGTACACTCCACCAAACCAGGAATTTCTACCTTATCTTGCATAGTTCCTACGCATGGTAAACCACATGCCATTGCTTCAAGTACCGCTAGACACGGTTGTCCAGTCTCAATAGATGAAGGATGAACAATAATATCATGTTCATTTAAGATTTTCCTCAGTTCATTTTTATCTACATTTCCTGCCTGTACAATTTCAATATCTTTTTTACAACTGTTTAACACCTTGTAAAAAATATCATTATAATTTTCATGTATGCTATCTGGACCAACTATTGTAATAGGCATATTCAATTTGTGTGCCGCCTGAATAGCAAAATGAAAACCTTTACGATCATCCCCACCGCCTACACAAACAAGTCTGGGTTTATCTTTTCTATTGTTAGTTGGAAAAAAGAAATTAGAATCGACGCCATGATCTAATTTTCTCAATTTTTCAGGAGTGTCATAATATGGTATTAAATGATCACAAGGAATTAATGAAAATAATGAATTTTTTATTGATTTGTTATTGACACGATAATACCATGATTCCTTTCCATTAATCCAAGGATGCACATCATGAGTTGTAAAGATGTAAGGTATGCACCTATCTACTACTAAATCTGCAAAACCCCCAGTATGTACATGAAACACATCATATTCATCAAGATCTGCTTGTGTAATATCATCTAACCATTTTAATGATACATCATGTCCATAATGTTCTGTCATTCTTATATAATGATAAATTACTTCTTCTAGTCCACCATATTTCTTAGGTGGTATGTCAAGACCACACCCCACATGCACTTGCATAATTTTTAAGTTATCAGTTTTCTCAACCTTATTTTCTATTTTTTCGATCTTAAAATCTTCTTTTATTTCTATTTTTGTCTCTTCGAAATTCTTTAAAGAAACAATATGATATCGATTCATTTGCTCAAAGAAATTGAACTGATATCCGTTTCCTAAAATAACATCATATATCGATTGAATATTATCAACACCAGTTCTCAAATTATAATGTAAATTTTTATTCTCACAAAAGAATACTATCTCATAGTTTTGAGCATTACTGTTTTTTATTTGTTGAATTTTATTGTTGACAAAGGCCGGTTCAGTCTCTAATTGAATTTTAAAAAAATAATAGTCGACCGATTGATCAAAAAAATCAAACCTTATATCATGATCAAAAAATAATTTTCTCGATTTGTCTTTTTGATTATCTGTATAATCATAATTCACAAATGATAGTGTTTGTATTTTATCGGCCCAATTTAGAGAAGTTGTATATGTTGACTCTGCAAGTTCATAAATATCATCAAAATATTTGATATTACGGGGATATTCTAAAACAAATTCTTTTCTACGTTTTCTAGCATCTATTGCAAGTTGTGCCTCACCTCTTTGATTCCATCTCGTAAAATTTTCAGATGCACCATGCTCTCTGGCAATGTATAGTGTTCTAGGGATTGTCATCCATTTTCCACGTTCTTCAAGCATCAACAACCACTGTCCATCATTTGAAGAACAGGCATCACTGTCTTGATGTTCAGGAAATTCAAGCCCTGGTAGATTTCTAAAAATTCTTAAATATCCAAATATACTACTTCTACAATGCCATAACTTTTCAAAACCTTCTAAAAACGAATCGTTATCAGTAGACATATAGACATTATCTTTATAATTTTCAAATGTCTGTTTTGGACCAACAGGCAATTTTTCAGAATATTTGTTTGCATTAAAGTGCATTAAAACTACTTCTGGAAAAATTTTGAAATAATAGTTTATCTTTTCAAAGCAATTAGGTAGCAATTTATCATCAGCATCTAAATGACAAACGATATCACCAGTTGCAAATTTTTGTGGGTTCCACCACATCTGTTTTTTGTGCTTTGGAAATGCTACTCTTATTCTTGGATCACGATTTTGTAACTCCAACAATTTTTGAAATGTATTATCATCAGAAAAATCATCTCCAATAACCCATTCCCAATTATCATAATTTTGATGTATTACAGTTTCGGCTAATTCATCTATAAACTTTTCAGCATTAAAACATGAAGTAATAAGCGAAAGTTTTAGGCCCTTACTTTTGGTTTCGTGTTTCGGTTTTATAAGATTATATTTTTTCTCTACTTCTATTTCATGTTTAACTTCATCAAATTCCCACTGCACAGGTTCAACCCAATCACCACGAGATGCGGCTGATCTTTCATAGAACCAATCATGATTATAACTATAAATCTTTGGAAAATTATCTTTATATTTTTCTTTCAATCTATCTGTACCTGCATATTCATTATCTCTGAACCCTTCACCTTTGATCTGTAAATCAAGAAGAAATTCACGCTTCCACAAAGTTGGTTGATGACTGACTAACCAATCATTTTCGGGACCCCACTGAATAAGTCTTTTATTCCTAATGTATATGTCTGTTTCACGTTTAGGTACAACATGATCAAGTCTTATAACTCTATGCAATTTTAAAGCATCAACATCATAAGAATAACAAAAACTAGCAAGATCTGAAAACATTTCTTTATCAATTTTAAATTTAGGCCATTGATCTTCTTGCATGTAAAAAATGTAATCGGTATCAACATTCTCTAACATGTATATAAGTCTATCACTCCAACCTTCATCTATTTGTTTGGGCTTTCCATACCAGTCAGGTATCCATTCTCGTTCTTCAACTCCCCAATATTGCTTGCTTTTACCTGTCTTCAATTGTTTTATTCGATCATCTCGATATGGAAAATCTTTTTCTTCATTACAGAAATATATCTGCCAATCTAAATCAAAGTCCCAAAACCTATTGAACATAACATACCAACCTTCCCAAAAATGAGAATAGTTATCACAGGTTTGAACTAATACGCTTACTTTAGGTTTCATGAATTCTTAAAATAAAGGGAGTTGCAAATTTTCAATCGTGTCTTAATTGACTGATCAAATAAATCATATGTTCTAAAAAGTTTATCATCACAATATACTTCGATTATAGAATCTCCATATAATTGTAAAAGATGATAATGATATTTACCAGCATTAAATTCAAAAAAAGGTTTTTCTTGTTTGTTTATGAAAACTTGAAATTTTGTTTCTTTATGGGGGTTCATTAAAAAAAGAAAATTAGGTGCAGGTTCTGCTGGAGAGTTAACAACTTTTTCCGATAACGTCAATGCGACCCACGAAAAATCTTGATGTGTATGCACTCTATCTTGAATCATACCTATACGTTCAAGATTATCTACAAAAGGTAAAAGTTCTACATTTCTATTTCTATCATCACCATTATATGCGGTCAAGCCAAAGGCATATGCAAAAAATTCTTCACCAACTAAAAAACTATATTCATTTAAAATATTTTTTTGATCCTGAACATTTTTTAATTTTTCAAATCTTTCTAAAAGATAATCGACCCTAGCAGATATAAAACGTGTAGTTGTTTGCATCTTGGTTGTCACAGATGTATCATATCCTCTACCATCGTCAACAGTTTTTTCATTTTGCCAATAATAAAATACACCATCTAAACCGTTATCTATTTTATTCTCATTAATAATTAATTCATCTGGTTTTTCTAACAAACCATCATAATCAAACAAATGTATTTTTGATTTACCTAATAATTTTGCATAAGCCGTACCGATATGCATTAATCTGTAAACTGCTAAGACTGTATTATATGTACAAAATTCCTTTGAAGTGATATCGTAATTCGGTGCATACCATGTCATCCAACCAAGATACTCTACATCCGTCAAAACAATATTGTCTTTGTCATAAACAAAATAATCAACTTCTTCTTGAAATTCTTTTGTCGCTTGGGTATGAGATGTTACAATTACCTCATAACCAAACGACTTTATTTTTCTAACAAATTCAAGACAGACATTAATTCTTTCTTCATCACTTAAATGTGCATGAATACATACTATCGAATCTTCACAACTCATAAGTCACATCACCTTCTTTTAATAATGTTGTACCGTCTTTATGAGATTTATCAAGATATGAATCGCCCGAACACTGTATTGATATTGGATCTTTAACAATACCACATTTTTTATCAGGAAATACAAACGAATTTAACCATAGATCATATGTGTCCCAACCAGTATTCTCAAACTTTTCAATAAAATATGATTTTTTATTTGTTGGTACTAGATAACAGTGTGCTTCTGACATTCTATCTGTAACTCCAAAATCTTCATATTCATCATAATGCCAATCAGGTATGCGTTTACCAAATGACATGTAATTCAAATCATTATACATTAAATCATCATAACTGTCAATAATAATTTTGAATACTTCTTCTGGAGGTTTAATAAATATTGCATCACACTCACAAAACAAAATAGCATCATAATCATCAGTCATGTGTTCTTCAAATACTCTACGATGAGCCATATAATTACCATAATGGGCACCAGTCAATTTATAATCACCAGGCTCCATTTGAACAACATCAGGTCTAGCACAAGTATCTACAGGTGGTAAGTCAGTAAATCTTTTATTCATAGATTGTTCATAAACCCAACCAGAGACATTTAATAATTCTGTTATATGTTTTATACTCTCAATTTCTCTTGATCCTTCAGTGGTACATAACATGTGAACTACTTTGATCTTTGGATATCTTTTTGCCCATAACTGTCCTAAACCGTTCTCGTCTGGTTGAGAACTTTTGATATGTTCACGCTCAACATCAAAACCTAAATTTGTTAGTCTGTTTTCAAGTTCTTGACATCGGTGGTAATGATCATCTAAATTACCCGAATTATTAAATTGGTGTAACTCGGCACTAATTTTTCTTACTTTATGTTTTAAAAAATCGTCTGATATGGTCGGAAATATATCCCACTCAGCACCTTCACAATCTAATTTTATTGCATCTATTCTATTTACGTTATTGTTTTGTATGAAATGATTGAAACTCATCGTATTCACTTCAATCTTTTTAGTCTGTCCTAATGATGTTGGATTTTCATTTTGAGTATTATAACTTTCATAAAACGAATTTGTACTACTAGGACCAACAAGCAAAAATTCTTTTTCACCAACATCGTTACTCAAAGCACAATTATATTTTTTTACATTATCAAAGTTTTTTAAATTCTTAGAAATTATTTTATAATTTGTGTGTGAAGGTTCAAGCACATGAACTTCTTTTGCACCTTTATCCAAAGCATATAATGAAAAGAACCCATAATGGCCTCCAACATCTAATACAACATCATCTTTTCGTATATCAAGTTTTTTGTAAACTTTTGAAATAAAAACTTCATTCATAGTAAACCAAGATGATGGATCATCATCAATACCCACAACATCTATTTCTTGTCCATTTACAGTTACGCTTGGTATATCACGATTGAATGAGAAACTTTTTTCATATAACAGATGATGTTTGTCTATTCTATTGAAATTTAAATCTCTTAAATTTGAAAAATAACTCTCCTTCGCATCAAAAATTTTTACAGTAAAACCGTCTACGAGACTTGCCAGAGGACTTGGTGTACAAAACATGTTTTGCACCATAACCTTACTTCTCATCACACAAAGTTTCGTTCTTTTATCGTAAATACAGATCAATTTATTATGCAAAGCATTAAATGCCTTTTCTGAAAAATTGAAATTTATTTTTACCTGCTTTGATATATCGCCCTCAAAATCAGTATAGCAATTCACATCTCCTTCGGTTAGACCTAACGCATGTTTAATTTTTAGAAAGTTGAGTTTGGTATCAATTGACAAATAAGTTGCTTTTTTGTCATATTTGTCCATATAAGAATCTGTTTTATGCATTAGTATTGGAATGTTCCAACTAACCGCCTCCTTTAAAACAAGAGGATTTGTCTCTTTATCACCTTCATGACCTCTTGAAGGAAATAAAAATAAATCCATACAGGAATAAAAATTCTCAACGTCTTTACGCTCGCCCCAAATAATACAATTCTGAGGTTTATTATTCATCAATGGTTCCCAATAATCTTTAAAGTTTGGTGCCTGATTACCTAAAAAATGAAATTGTATTTTTTCATTCTCAAGTTGTCTTGCATATTCAAATATTTCACCTTGATTTTTTCTTGATGTAAAAAGACCAACATGTAATACGTGTTTAAAATTAGGATCTAAACCTAGTGTTCTCAAACCCTGATCTCTATCGTTTCTCTTATAGTTGTATTCAGGATACTCTATAACACATGCTGGTATATCAACTGATCTAAATTTAATGAGTTGATTATCACTGCAAAATAAAAATTTGTCTGGAAAAAATCTTTTATTTCCTGGTTCAAAAGATGAATCATGAGAGGTCTCAAAAATTTTATATTTTCTATTTGGATGATATATTAAATGTGTTAACTCATCTGATATACTAAACAACTCAGGCATTTCTTCAAAATGTATGATATCAGGTTTTATATTTTTTATATGAGACATTATCTCATATTTGTCATCACCTAAAGTTATCAATGGTTTTTTGAGAAGTTCTATGATTTGATCTTTTTGTATTCTGAATATTCCAAAATCTTGGAATTCAATTACATGAACATCATATTCGTCTATTAATAATTCTAATTTTCTAAGTAGATATTGGGGAGCCCCACCTGTAGATAAATGGGGTGTCACATATAGAAGTTTTTGCATAATTTTAAATTTTGTATGTTATTGGTTGTTTCTGTTCCCAGGCACAACCAGAAAAGCCCGTAGCAATTAAGCGGCTAAAGCCACTTGTGCTGAGGTATAATCGTTATTGTTTGCGATTATTATAGCAGACATTTTTACATCTGTCAAGTGATGTGTCTCCTCTGCATAGTCACAGTCAGTCGAATCCGAACACCCCCAATTAAATAAGCAGAAAAACTTCTAATAAATAATAAAAACCTAATATAAGTGTTAATATAAATACCCAAAGGAACACATTGCTTGAATCATTCATGTGATCTCGTTGGTGGAGGTGGTGGGAATTGAACCCACGTCCTGTTCTGATATTCTGCAGAATCATTGACATATATATTTATACAACCTTTTTATGGATTATAATGACAGTATCTTATACAAATACGGACGCCACAAGTAGAATGCTCAAAGCTATGAGCAACGGTTTAAAAAGAATGACTGATAGTGAATTAGAAGTTGTTGCCCATAAACTTCAAGAATGGTTCACTTTGAAACTTACTACTGCTGATTTTCGAAGTTGGTACTCTTCTTGGGTGGGATATTATTCTAATGCACCTTATGGTGCACTTATAATGTCCACATTAAATAGAGGTGTTACATCGAGTGTTCAGTCTTTTCAGGTGACTGATACAAGATATAACGCTACGACAACATCCAAAACACAGAATGCATGGGATAATTATGGAGATGATGATGATACCTTTGATGATCCTGCTGACATTTCAATAGTAAATCAACAACATTATTACCTATCACAACGTCATTATGCGAGTTATACTACATCTACTCCTGGATTTTCTGGTCAAACATTAACAACTAATGGTGATTATTACAACACCATAAGAGGTTGGAACGGTACTGATAGCGTTTCTGTGAATGCTTGGTCACCAGCAGAAATGATAAGAGACTATGGGCATTTAACCGCAACTACTGATGGTACGGTTAAGATAGAAAAAGACGTACAAAAAATATATGAAGCAATCTTTAAATATGTAAATGCTAGAATTAGGAGCACGGATAATGATAAAAATTTTGGTCAATATAAAATAGCGACAAGTTGGCCAGGAAATGGATGGTATCCTGTAAGAGAGGTAATGGGACAAGAACAAACTTATTATTATTATGCGTTTTCAGATGTCGTGAGTACAGTTGACGGTCATAATCATTTTTATGATTTAAATGCATACTCAACCAGATATATTTGGAACCTTTGGATAAAAAATATAACTAGGAATTCTGCTAACGTATATGGAGATTTTGTTAAATTTTCAGGAGACGGTTTTGGTGATAGTACCTCGGCAAGACCTACCAGATTATCCAGATGGAAAATTACTGCACATTCGGGCTCAGCATTAGAAGGAACTAATAGTGGTGACGTAAGAGAATATTTTGCTACTGGTGATTATAATGGTATTGGAAAATATTTTTATTTTAAACCTGCCCACGCAAATGGAGGTTCAATATACGTTTCTTCTAATTATAACAATTCGAGTCCAAGCGCCTCATCTTTTGAAGGTAGTGCTAGAACTGTAAATGTATTGACACCTGATGAAGTAACAGATAGATGGCAATATCAAACTCGTAATGCCACACTAGCACCTAGTGGTAATTCAGCAGATGGACATATTTATCTTTATGCAAATCAAAAATATACGGCAACGTCAAGTTTTAATACAAACACTGTTTATAAATGTGAAAGAATGAACCGATTGATCGAGATGGAGTTACCTTATTTAGAGGATTATGATAATAGATGGAATTGGAATGTCTATTACGGCACCACATCTTATGAGGATGGTGCAGTATTAGGAAGGAGAAGAGATCACTATCTAAAAAACTATATTCAAAATGTACTATATAGATTATACACTTTAGGTAGATATTATCCGATTTATAGTTTAGCCACATCAGTAGGTTCTTCTCAATTTGATCATGGAATATTTTCCAATTCAGTCAGAGGAGGCACAAACGTTACGAATAAAGTTTTTGGTCCTGGTCTGTATTTTGAGGATCCTAATGAACCTGATACATCAGGAACCTATTATAAAGTCAGAGGTGCAGGGGCCGCCAGTGGTTATGTAACAGATACTTATTACCTAGTCTCAGACGTAGATATATAAAAAAGGATTTATGGAAACAGAACAAACTACAAATATTAATGATGGTCAAGCATCCACTGATGATCCATCAAAACTTGATCAGACTGAACAAATTAAAGTATTAAATGAGGTATTAGGTTATGAATATGATGCCTCAGCAGTTGGTAACTTAATAAATGATAATGAATATGCAGACCCTAACAATACAGAATTTGTATGGCCAAAGGATTATATAAGAATAAACACGGCTAGATGGGCTGATTCCGTATTAGGACAAAAAACACACGATCCAATGATACATTTAGAATCGTTTAATGGAACACAATTACATTTAGACCTTATTCAGTATAGAAATTCAAAAGAAGCATATGAGAATGATAATATTCACATTTCACCAATAACAGAAGCCTTTCTAAAATCCCCTTTTAATGATGTAGAAATGATTAGTAGAGAGACAGAACGATTTTTGGTTAAATTAGATGAAGAGAATAAAAGATACGATGCTTTCAAAAAACATTATGATCCTGAAGAACAAAGACTTTTTGAAGAATGGAAAATGAATAAAGATCCCGATGAAGAAGTTGAAGATAATTCAAATTTCAATCAAGAAAATGAAAATGTTGAACCAAGGAGTGTTTGGGAACTTCTTTCAGAAGCAACTACCGAAGATTTATTTAAATTTAAATTAGATATTTTTGAACAAGAAGTGGTGCAAGAATCTGAAAACAGAGAATTAAGATCCAAAATAAGAAAATCAAAATCTATTTGTGAAGTGTGTGCGACCTATCAAACCCTTCTCGATAATGAACCGAATAAAATTAATGAAGAATAAAAAATGGCAGTAAATAGACCGATAAGATGGGATTCATCAGGTTATCTTAAAGAAATGTCGGATAGTGATCTTGAATTATTATCTTATCATTTACGTAAAGCATGGGCATCCGATTTATCCGCTACTTATACAGGTACCGCCGACAGAGATGGTTCAGCCACTTCAACTAATGGTTTTGGTGCAATGTATAGAGCAGGTAGTGGATCAGCATCTAGTGCAGATTATAATTATATCCAAACTCTTACAGATAAAAGAAAAAATGCAGTTTATACGTCTAAATCAAATAATGCTCATGATAATTATGGAGATGATGATGATACTTTTACTGGTCCTACAGAGGCGGATTTCGATACATCAGAATCCGTCAGACAATCATTTTATTATGAAGAGTGGTTAAATGCAACTCCACCCCCTGAACCGACTCCTACAATTAGAAATGTAAACACATATGTTAAATGGGATACCGCATCATCTGCTTTACAAATAGAAGGTGTTGATGCCAATTTGCTTGATACGATTATTGCTCACGCAAATTATAATATGATGAATGATGATGGGGTTGGACTTTTATCAGTCGCTACTTCAAGTCCTGGTGGTGATTATACTGACTTAGGCACGTTTCATCAAAACACCATAATGTCATTTGATACAGGTAGTCCTGACACAGGCGGTGGAGGTTCATCAGTTGTTGCAACAAATAAATTATACATCAGAACACAAAATTCATCATTTGATGAAGCAACACCAAGAGGTTCTGAAACATCAAAATTCATGCTTTGGAATTCTGGTAATAATTATTTAGAACAAGTAGATATAGCCACAAATGATTATGCATATATTATAACTAATATACTTTTACCAGCATGGAAAAGAAGTGCATCTTTTGATGGTGTTTCTGGAGATTATGGGTTTCCAAGATATAAATTTGAAACTTCTGCGCCAAGCAATACTTATGACAGAAATCAAGGAACTTTATTAGATACTGTTTATACAGATAGTTCTGAACAAGGTGTTTGGGGTGAGGGTATTGGAACCACATCTGGAACATATTATAAGGCTCGATATGGATCTGGTGCTATAACAACAAATACAACTCACTATTTTACTGCATATGTTCCATCAGGTGCAATCAGGACCGTGTAGGTAAATTGATAAATTTTCCACCAAACATTTGATGTATTATTTTTATGTCTGGGTTATAACCATCTAGATATAACCAGTCACCTGGATATAATGTATTCATTCTTGCCCACCACTCTTTTGTCGGATTCTTCACACTTTTAGTAAACCAAGTCTCTGGTAAAAATTTTAATTCTAGCCTTTCCTTAACCGAATCTTCTACAAAATATTGTTCACCATTTACTGGACCTACAGTAGTGCCATTATCTATATAAAATCTCTGCCAATATAATTTGTCTTTCATGAATTTTTCGTAAATATATTTACAATCTTTTGGATAATATTTAAAAAATCCACCGTTCACAGAATATGAAAGTCCAGATTTTGCGGTGTCTCTCCACCATGATTTTGCTGAAAGAAATTGACCTCGTTCTATTGGATAATTTATAGCATCCATATAATCATTTATAAATTCTAAATCAATATCAATCACAACAACCGGTTCATCAATATCCATATTCATAACTCGCATTTTATTCCACTGCAATCTCACACCATCTAATTCATCACGTATCCATGTGACATTTGGTAATTTAGAATTGATGTAATTTTCTACATCTTGTCCAAATTTCTCACCTATTCTAATAGCAAATACTCTTGTGTCCATGGTATCTTTCTCATCATAGTGTGAAAATTATGATTAAATAAACAAACTGGATAATGCATTATTTCAGTAGAATACATGAATGACCAACAGGTTCTTTCATACAATTGTACTTCACATTCATTATAAAGATATTCGTCAATACCTCTCCAGTATTTCACTCTGCTATAATCTTCATCATTATAAAAATCATCGTAAATATAAGAATGATCCCCATACCATGACATAATTGATGAGTTGAAAGGTGTGTGTAATCTGTCTCTCCACCAAGCATATAAAGTTGTAAAATTATCACGTATAAGATGATTGACATCACCTTTTATAACAACATCCAAATCAAAATAAATATAAAATTTATTCTCCGTGCAGATATCAAACATTTTTAATTTATCGTATACTGCACCTTCACCCTCTCTTATGGCAATGATATTATCAATTTTTAATTTACCAAACTTCTCTGCCATGTAAATTAAATTTTTTTCATACCACTCTTCATATTTGTCGCCTGTTCGCACAAAAACAAAATCTACCATTGCCCTATAACCATGTATCTATCGTATAACGGCAACTTTTGAGTGCCTTTATATAATACTCGATTAATATGATTTTTATCAATCAATTCTTCAACATTATTTACGCAATTAATATGATCGTCTAACGTAAAATAATTATTTGATTGTATTGCTAAAATAGGAGAATCAGGATAATCTTTATAATATTTTCTCATCGACACAATATCCGACATATGTTCGGAAGAAGTATTAATGACAATATGCCTTCTACGTAAATCAGTTCTTTCAAAATAATCTCCATATTGAGCAATTTTAAAAGCAGGATCGAAATGATTTATATATTGAGCAACCACTTTATGACAATTCTCATCTATGTCATACAAATCAATTTGTTTTATCTTAAAAATACCAGATAACAACTCTATTAATGGAAACCCAAACCATGATCCTATAATATCGATGTGTACTTCATCAGTGTATAATTTGATATTTTTTAATTTTTTTATTAGCCAAAGTTTTGAATCATATTGCCCTTGTGAAACAGAATCCTCAAAACTTTGATAATAAGATGGTATATTATTATTAACCCACTGACTTACCCAATAATATGGTGTCTCTCTATTTTTGTTCTCACAAATTGAAATATGTTCTTTCTCAACACCTATTTCATCCCTAACTTGACCAATTTTATCACGGATTAATCCGATTTCGATGTTATGTTCACCAATGACCCCATTCAATTCTCCTATTTTAATTTTATGATCACTGATTTTATTTTTATTCTGACGCCAATTTTTAATTTGATCCATAAACGCAATATTGATTATATTTTTTATTTCTACTCGGAACAATAAACGAGTCAAAAACGTTTGTTATATTATTCTGTTCTATTAATTGTTCAACAGATTTTATTGGATTACAATCTCCATTATGCTCTTTATCATCACCTTTTAGAATTAATGTCAAACCTTTTTTCATTTTACCAACAGGGAAAGTTTTTTCACAATTATAATTCACTACACAATCTTTTGAAAATGTCACATCATCAAATACAAAGTCTTTACATGTGATTGTAGGTATATCTCTAAAATTTATATCATAATTAATACACTCTACGTCAATACCTAGCCCTCTTATTTTTTTTAATAACAAAAAACTAGGGCAACAGAGAAGTGTAACCTCATCATGATTTATAATCCATTCGAGTAACTTATCCATAGATCCTTTGCTGATGATTCATGCAATTCAAAATGTTTAACATCATGCATATTTTTATTATTATACAAATGAGATGTATTAAAAAGAGTTGCCTTATTTCTCAGTTCATATCCCTGCTTGTTGAAATTTGAGAATATTCCATCTTCCCACAAATTTAATTTGTTTTTTCTAAAATGCTGATAAAACAAATATTTGTCTAAACTTTTATAAGTCCATTCAATTTTTTCCCAATGTTTATGAGTATAATCTAAAAGCCATGTTGCAGTGCCTTTATCCCAAGCAACAAACGATGAGTTTGTATGGCAAGATACACCACGACCAAAATTAAACAAACTCAATCTTTCGTAATCATTCCAATAATTCCATATGAAAGTTATATTATTGTGAGGTCTCGTGATAACTTCGGTCATATCATCATGTACTAATAAATCTAAATCTATCCACAAATTTTTATCATATTCATCTTTGTCAATTAACATTAATTTTTCATATGTAAATACTCTTTTTGTATCATAAGGTCTTAATTCTTGAATATCCCTAACCTCAATATTTGAATTTATACCGTCTGAATTATCCGTGTAACACGTAAAAAGAAATGGTACTCTACAATGACGTAACAATCCACCATATGATCTATTCACATATTCGGGCCCATAAAGAGAGCCCCATTTAAGACAATTAATTTTTATTTTACTCATAGATAAACTGTTCTTTTGATTTTTGTTTTTTAAAAATATTTTTATGAAATTCTTCCAAAAGAGATCTATTACTAAAAAAATTTAAAATAATATTCGACAATATTTTATGATTACAATACGATAAATGATTTGCTCTTTGATTATTCATTGTATCCGAATTATGCCTCAACTCATTTTCACATAAAGATACATTCCATAAAATATTTGAATTGAGATTGAAATAATCATCATTAAGACTCGATAATTCATAATGATCATATTTTTTATATTCGAAACAACGAAAACAAATTGTTTTTATTTTTTTTAAATTTGAAAATGTTTTTAAAAAATATAAGTTTTTTATATTTGCCCTATCTATTTCCTCTTTGAGGGTGTCATATGTTGATATGATATCGTAAGAAAAATTCTCAATATACAATTCTATTTCTTTTGGAAATATCAATTCATTATTCAAAAAATAATCTATATAATCATATCCTAAATCTTTATCATCCAAGAATTTAAACGGTAATCTATATTGAGAAGATAACATAAAAATAATTTTATCACCCTCTTTTATATTATTTTGTTCAACATGTTCATAAAAAAATTTAAATGATGAATATGGGCCTTTTCCGCCTTCTGATGTATTGACAACATTTTCTCTCATCTCTCTCATTACAATATCATACCACAAATCATCTATCTCACCATCATAATAACAATCGTCATATCGACATGAAAAACTATCTCCAAAAATAAAAATTGTCATTTAATTTTACTCATAGATAAAAGTAGGAGGAGGCGGTTCATCACCAAAATCTTCAGCAAAAGGATCATCATAATATTCATATGCAAACCAACTTGTGTCTGGATCATCATTATTTAAAATATCATTACAAAATTTAGCAAAATTTATATTTTGTTTTTCGGTCATATGATTATATAATGCTGCCTTCGTCCTTATTATTCCTACCATAAAAGATATTGGAGTTCTCACATAATAAAAATTAGGCGAATTCAAATTTTCAAAATCCAGTTTATCTAATAATCCTGTAGATTCTATATTGAAATTTTTACACTTTGACGTATAATGATTTAAACTAAAACAGGTAAATACAAGAAATTTTATTTTTTTATTTTGTTTAGACAATAAGTGTAAAAATGTTATATTTTTTACGTTTTCATAAAGAAACATTGGACCGAGAGTATTTGCGACTGTTTTTATTTCATTCTCATGTTTAAAAAATCTTGTTTTATCGTCGATGACTACTTGAACTATGTTGTTAAAGAGTGGATGCAAGAGATTGAAATGTTCTTGTATTTCTTCATCAGAAGAGTCTTTGGTTATTTCTCCGCCTTTTAACTGGATGTGTAATTGCGAATCTTTTCGTATTTCTTCTGCTAATAGAAACATACCATCTGCCGATACACCCTCGTGTTCTAACCATGGAAATTCCATTCTTTTTTGATCGGAAAGCAATACAATAACAGTATCAAACTTTCTTATTTTGTTGCTCTCGTAGTCACGAATTAATTTTTTTAAACTCCAATTAGGTCCTGTTCCACCTGCACCATTACTAAGCAATTTTTGTTTTTGCATTTTTGCTAATTCAAATGGCCAATGACCTTTTTCCCAAGTGCATTCACCAAAACTATCTGAATATAAATGTATTGACATTTTATCTCCATTGATCACCAAATGCATCAAATCCTGTTCCACATTTTTCTGCACAAACTTTTGATTTACCATTCGAACAACTTGAAATATTCCATGATTTTTCTATATTTTGAAAAAAACTTCCCTCTATAATTTTTCGCAAAGGATTATGTAAGGCATTAATAGTTTGTAACTCATTATTGAGATATGACCACATTTGATTTTGTCCCAAACGTTCATAAGATTTGTAAAGTTTACCAGCCGTCCAACAACAAGGAGTTACTAATCCTTCTGCTGAAATATATATTTCTCTCGTTTGTAAGGATTTACATACTATTTCTGTAGCATCAAGATATGAATTAAAATCTCCATGGTTGTTTATTAACTTTTCGTAATCATTTACACTCTTGTTCTGATATTCTTTTTTGCTCGGTGGTTTAATCTCATTACCTTTAGATGTTTCCTTTTTGTCTATTTTATTTCCTTTGTATGATTGTACCCATCTGCCTGTTTTTTTCTTTATAAATTCAAGACCAAATAGTTTTGCCATACGTTCTGCTTCTTCTACTTGATGTTCATTATGTTCGAATATTAAAAAAACCCAAAGACCTTTTCCTCCTGCTTGTGTATAAACGTCCATTGAATTTTCAACTCTTTTCCAATCAACATTAACTCTATATAGATGATTTGTATCTTCAAGTCCATCAACTGAAAAAGTAACCTTACCGTTTTTTCCAAAAATTTTTGCAAGATTTTTCCACCAATCATTTGATCGACCACCTCCATTTGTTGTCATATGTAGATAGAGATCAGAATTATTATATCTTAACCATTCATACATGTCAAGCGTATCTTTTGCAACCATAGGATCACCATGATTTCCGCACATGAGAAAACTATTTAATTGCTTTGCAAAATCAGAATCTATTATTTGCTTGAATTGATCTAAGGAAAGTTCAGCATTTTTGATGTGAGGATTATTTGTTCTATCACACATCGGACATAATGCTTGACACCTCTGAGTTGGTTCAAAATGAACGTGAGTTATTTCAGTAGATTTATACATTTTGTTTTTAAGACATTTAAACAATCATCAAAATTACCAGAGCAAAAATGTCCTTGATTATTAAATTCATTTTTGAATTCTTCTAGTTTTGTAAATGCTATCGTATCAATTTTCATTGCTCTTGATAGGTGTGTCCACATACCTTCCGATGATATAAAAAAATGACTTCTTGATAATAACTCAACATTTCTTTCATAATTTACATCCTCCAATCTTACAAAAGTTAGGTTTGAAAATTTACTTTTAGCCTTTTCAAACTTTTTCAGCATTTCAAAAGTTATTGATGTGTATTCATCAGCATTATGTTCAACAAAAGACCCATCATCATTAATCATATAGAACATAAATGTAATTATCGTTTTAGTTTTTGGTTCAAAATTTATCGGCCAATATTTACCATCTTCCCAAAATTGATCATGAGATTTTAAATAGATTTTATTTTTATAAAAATTATTTCTATCACATTCTTCAAACCGTTTATAATTATTTTTTTTGTTAGTTATTATTTTATGTTTGATTGGTTTACAATTAAAAAATTCGATAACGTCATAAAAATTATTGGCAGATAATATTAACTCTTTTTTTACCTGCGAGTTTGGATTTGGTTTAGTATATAAATTAATTTGAACATCTATTGCATGTCCAAAAGAATTAATGGTGTACAAAAGAATAGTAGTCATAATAAATCTATCCCCCAAACCACCATCATTTAAAGGAAAATCAAATGTCAAAATATTTTCTGGAAAGGCATTATATTTTTTTATATACCAAAAAATGACATTTTTATAAAACTGGAGACTGTTATGATCTGCTTTAAATTGTTTAATAAAATTATTTGTAGCATCAAAATTAAATAGTATTAAAGATGAATATTGCTGTAACTCTCTTAAAGTATAATCTTCTATAATTTTTTTAATTGATCGTTCGTCCATAATCATCTAAAATATCTATCAAATCTGAATTCAAAAAATCTTTATAAGTTTGATTTCTGGTTTCATCCAAAAGTGCTATTTCATTATATAAGTTTTTTATATTTTTATTTTTATAATTGAGGGAATGGTCTATTAATGAAATCACTTTGTCAATTTCATAATGAAAATAATTACCTTTATGCATATAATCATATTTTTTAGTTCTGAATGTTTCAAATTTAGTTTGAAACTCTGTAATATCTTTTTTGACTTTCATTAAATAATCATTTGGTAGGTTTGCAATATCTATACCTCTACCATGAGGTCTCACTTCCGACATAAAAATATTACAACGTATCTTATCATGAAACATCAAAGATGTCCATTCTAAAAAATCAACAACATTACCGATATTTAAGGCGGATAATACAAGATTAATATTTAAAGCATAAACATTAGTAGATTTCTTAAACCATTTTTTTATGTTTTTTTCCAACATAGTAAAATTTGCGTTATGTCTTATATAATCATATATCGAATCAACCCCATCAATACTAAAAGAATGTCTTTGTATTCTAAATTGATTCATCAAATCTATTATTTCATCTGTAATTAACATTGCATTTGTATGCAAAACCAACTCTGTGTCTTTACTATTACCGTCTTTTACAAATTTTCTTAAAAGATTTAGAATATTATTATCATATAAGGGTTCACCTCCTGATGCTTTAAATACTTTAATTTTATCCGTATTATTATAAATCCATTTTATAAGGTGGTTGTTTTTTACATTTTGAGGTAAATTGTGAGATTTAATTGAATTATTTGAAGCATCATCAAATAAAGACATTTTATTATTTTTTTTAAGTTTGTCTACATCTTCCCATATTTGATGTGAAGATCCTGTATTGCACATTCTACATGCTAAATTGCATTTATTGGATAAAGATATGTCAACTTCTTTTAAATCTGTATTAAATTTTTCAGGGAATTGCCATCTAGTATAAAGTCTATGAGACATTATACCTTTGTCTTCTAAATTCCAACAAGTTGAACATCTTTCATCTCTTATATTATTCAACAAATTGCTACGCAATTTGTTGAATTTTTCATGATGAAATATTTCTTGTGGAGACAACCCTTTTAATTCGTTCTTTGTTAAGATTGAATGAAACTCCTCTGTTTGCTTATCACGAGTGTCATGCATCATACAACAAGGAGCAACCGCTTTTAAATCATTTTTGTCATACAATTTAAAAACTATAGCATAAAATGGATAATAACAAAACGTATTGTCTTTCGAAGGTTCAATCATTATAGTATCTTTCAAATTCTGGCCACTCTTCTAATAAATTTGTATTGTGAATAATATCATATTTTTTTAAGTATTTTATACCTAATTTGAAATGTTCATGTTCTTTTAAACTTGAATCGAACAATCTATGAGTTTCATTTCTTTCTTTATAAATTTCTACAATATCATTTGGTAAATTATTTATTTGAAGATAAAATGGCTCAACTAAAACATTAAAAAAACTAGGTTTCTTTCTATATTTTAGACAAAAATTTGTTATTTCAGATTGATATCCGACGTTTAAAATAGACATTGTTGAACAAAATTCAAGATTAAAAAACGAAATTAATTGCTCGATATTTTTTGTTTTTTCTACAAAATTAGTTCCTCTTCGTATATACTCATCTTTTTTAAAAACACCATCTAAAGATACATTGATAGTAAAAGACTGAAATTTGTCATAAATTGCTCTAAAATTTTTCACAAGTTTTGACATATTAGAAAAAACGACAAGATGTATACGTTCAGCAAATCTATTTTTTATTATCCATTGAATAAACTCATAAAATTCATCATTGATAAAAGGTTCTCCACCAGAAATAATTATGCGCCTTATATTAGGAATTAATGTTATTAACTCCTTATAAAATTTTTCATTAAAATTATATGTAATCGAATTCATATCCAGTACAAATTCATAATCGAATGATTCTTGATATAATTTACCATATTTCTCAAAACTTGCTTTACTAATACTATCTTTCAATTCTTTAAAAACCGTCATTTCTTTTTTGTCATTTCTTTCTTGTGCCCATCTAGAAGATGAATAAGGACCACATGTCAAACATTTCAAATTACAAAGATTGCCAAATTTCAATTTTATTGTATCAGAAGTTGGTCTTAAAAATTTATTATTTTTAAATTGTTTAATAATGTTTTTATTTATTTTTGTTTCTCTTCTCGACCAAGAATTTAGTTCTTCACGTTCTATACAATGAATACATGTGCCTCGTATTTTTTCTGTTAATTCACCTCTTATCATATCAAATCTAATTTCATTTAGATATTCCGAATTAAAATATTCTAAAATAGATTTATCATTTGTATTGATTTTTGAACTTAATCTCGCATCACTACATAACTTATATTCGTTGAGAGAATCAACATAGACATATGTAAAAGGAAGGGCACAAAAAACTTTGTTGTCTATTTCCATAATGGTAATTTACAATTTGATTTTCTCTTAGGTATTTTACTATCAGCAGAACTTACACATGCATCTGTAATGCATACTTTTGGCTCATCGAATAGTTTGAATCCTGTCTCAATATTTCCTAAAGGACTATCTCCGCAAGAATAAGACCGCTTAATGCTCCCATCAGGCTCGCGGATAATGCAACTGCGATAGCCAGT